CGCTAGTTCCTGCACTACCTGCACTACCTGCACTACCTGATGTACCAGAACTTCCTGATGAACCATTTAAACCAGAACTACCACTAGTTCCCGAAGAACCATTTGCAGGAACTATTCCTAAAGCTTTCCAATAACTACCTTCCCATTCCCATGTTTTTGAATCATAGGTATAGGTTTGACCTATAGTTGGATTATTTGGAAAATTTATTGGCATTTTTTAATCAAAGTAATTTATATTAAATGTTGTTCTGAATTTACTATTATTAGATAATGGTGTTATGCAAAACCAAATTGTATCTTGATTTCCGCTAATACCAACTCCGGGTTTTATACTATTATCTTTATAATCAAATTTATCTGTTCCTAAACTACCTGCTTTACCTATATAGTTAGAAATAATATGACTAGCAGTTGAAGCGGTTATAATTCCATTTCCAACTGCATATTGAATTGAAGAATTATTTACATCAAGATAACTTGGTTGTGAACTGAATGTTGGATTAAATTGAATTGATGCCAAATAATTATCATTTGTTGTTTGTAAAACTGCAACGTAATCAATTATTGCATTAGAAAAAGTACAACCTGTTTTTAATCTATATCCTATAATTGGATATGTTACACCAGAATTAGGACATGTCACTTCCGTTGCATTGGCCAATCCAACAGATTTATTTAATGAATTTAATGATCCTTCTAAACTTACTTGAGAGCATATTTGATTAAACTGTCCAGATCCACCCTCAGATCTTATTTCATATCTTATAGGTTGATTTGGTGATTTCATATAAACGTTATTCAAATTATTTGTTCCAGAATGTTCTGCAAAAAAATAAGTTGAGCCACTTATGCTTAAACCAAATCTCACTCTACCTACACCCAACCATTGAAAATCTATTAAACATAAATTAGTCTTACTCCAATCAATTGTATTGATATCAAATTCTGTCAAATCCCAAGTATCTGTTGCAGAACTAAAAATCATGTTTCCAGTTTTCCAAATTTGAAATGAAATTGAATTATCAACACCATTTGATTCCAAGAAAAATCCATCAAGGTCAGTTGAATATGGAGCAGAAAAAGAAGAAGAAAAATATCCTACTCTTTTAATAACATTATTTTCTAAATTAAAATCAGAAAAACTAGCTTCAAATATTTGTCCTTTTCCGGGCTGATATATTCCTCTGTATCTAGTTTGTCTAATTGCAAAATCACCCAAAGAAGAAACTGTCATATTAATTTCTGAATTAGATGAATTAAAAACAGAAGTAGAAGAACCGCTAATAACTTCATCAACTAACAATGGTTGTTTATCATATAAGTATTTTAATTCTAAATAACTCGTTATTTCTGAAACCCTTAATCTCCCAAATGCATCAATAGTTGCATTGTCTGCATAAGAAACTGTTTGATTATTATTGAATATATAGCTCATTTCTTTTTTATATTATATGCCAGTTATTTCCTCTAGAGATTAATTGTAATGCCATTTTTGATATGGCCATATCCACATAATTATTTCCATCAATATTTTCTCCAGTTGAACCTGATATTCTAATTCTTTTTCCAATTTGATTGCAATTTCCCAATTCGTCTTTTATAGTTATTTTTTTACCATCCAACCCATTACAAGAAGGCAAGTACAAATCTACTGCCCCATCATAAATAATTCCATAATAAAAATAATCGTAAGATAAATTATATAAATTTGTATTTATTTCAAAGGTTCCAAAATTTTCATATTGTGGTGTAGCAGCAAAAATTTCAACCCATTGAGAAGTATCTCCATCATCTATATAAACAAACTCTAGACCATGTGTTGTATTAAACCATCTATCTCCATCGTATAATGGAGAATTTGTTGTTGCAGATGGAGCTAAAGTTTGAATATAATAATTGTTTACTCCTGAGGTTTGAATTACTATGGTATCAGAATTTCCAGTAATTGAAATTTTAGTTCCTGCAGAAAGTGTTTTAAATTCTAATAAATCATTATTTTTTTGTGCAAATATTCCAGTTTGACCAAAACCAATATTTGTTCCACTATATGGAAAAATACTCTGTAATGGTGTATTAGCAGAATAGATAGTATTAGCAGATATAGTATATGATGATAAATTCCATATATTAGAACTACCAGATACAATTAAATTATCTATTGTTAAGCCAGATACATTAATCGTTAAACCACTATTTAGCGTATAGGCTGTATAGGTATTTAACCCATCCTCAATATTAGGAATAGTATTTCCTGAAAAACCTATTACAATTGTATCAGATAATTGTTGTAATGATATATTGGTACTTGCTGATAAAGTTCTAAACTCTAATAAATCATTATTTTTTTGAGCAAATACTGATGAAGTTCCAAATCCAATATTAGTTCCACTATAAGGAAAAATACTTTGTAGAGGTGTACTTCCAGAATAATATGTATAACCAGTAATTGAACTTCCTGATATCGTAGGAACATTCAATGGGCCAGTCAAAGTACCACCACTTATAGGGAGAAAATTTCCTAATACACCAATAGAAGTAGCATCTCTATATTCAATTAAATTTGTTACATTATTGTATACTAATACATAATTAGATGAATTGTTATTGGTTGGTGTAGAATTTAAATAAATAGTATCAGCTGATAATTTTGATATAAAATTAGTATCTCCAGATACTGTTCCACCTGTAAATCCAACAATAGGTATTATGTAATATCCAGACATACTTTATTTTATAAATTATTAATATCTTGATCTATAAATATTTCAATTCCCCCCAAACTAGGTACAGATATTTTTTTGCCATCATCAAAGAATAATTCAAATTCACCTTGAAATTTGCCACTCATACTCGTATCTCCTTCCAACCAAGTATATTGAACTGTTCCTGCAGTAGGATTAACTACAGAGGCAACATTTGAAGCAATGACCACTGATCCACATTCGTCAATCATAGAAAATGTACATGCTGTCACAGAAGATAAATCAAAAGGCACTATCGCATTTATACAATTTCTTGTTTTAATATTAATTTGTAAATCAGGCAAAGTATCATTTCTTTTTATGATGAATGGTTTTTGGTTCATTTTAATCTATTTTAATTTCATATTCAAGTGGTACTGAATTATTTATTTCATAATCTATATTTACACGTTTTGCAAATTCTATATCTAATTCTGTTATTATATAATTTTTAACAGGATCAAATAAGAATTTAGTTCTTAGTTGTTTCACTATTCCATTATTCAAATATTCTACATACCAAATAATTTGATATAGAGTAGGATATGAATAAAGAGATCCGTTTAATTCTACGTAATAATTTCCAGTACTTTCTTGTGTTACACTCAAATTTTGCACTAATCCGCTTGTACTAAATTCATATGTTGCCGCAGAAAGTGAAAATGGATCTATTAGAGTATAGTTGTCATTATTTCCATCTACGTAATCTATTCTATAAAACTCTTTATAAATCCTTAATTTTGACATCTATATTCTATTTTAAATAAATAGAATAAAAAAAGGTTTGAAGATTGTAATTATAAAAAAAAGCGACACTTTTTAAGTGTCGCTCTACAATAAAAAACCGAAAATATTTTTATTAAATTATGCCGACAATAAACATCTATCAGGCTGTATAGTGATACTTACTTTTGCAAGTTCAGCTGCACCATAATCATAGTCATCAAAAGATGCTTTAACTATTTGACATCCAACAAGTGTCCATTTTTCAACTTCTACTCCTACTGGATCAAGAGCTTTTAATACAAGGTTCTTTTTATAACCAACTGCGTAACCCATTTTACCAGTTGTAGATTCAGCGTGTAAACGAACCCACTCCATAACTTTCTGCGTAGTAGAAGGTCCAATTACATCAATAAACGTGATGTCCATTTCATCCCAAGCATACTTAGCAGCAATGTAAGTTTTTGTGTTCATATACGGGATATCAACCTTATCAATTGATATTGAAGGTTTCTTAGAAGTTTGAACAAGATATGATTCAATACCTAATTCTGTAGGAAATTCAAGTACGAATCTATTTTTCATTTTAGGTTCCTGATCAATTGGAACCGGTCTAAACATTAGTGTTGGCATGTTATTTAGTTTTTTATTTATTTATAAATACGCAAAAAAAAAAATTTTCAATAAAAAAAAATATTTGTTGTAAATTATTTTATAAAAGGGTTTTTTTTCTCTCTTAAATAGATAATATTTTTTTCAATTTCATTACAAATTTCATTAAATTTTAATATTGTATCTATATCTAAATTAAACCATTCACCCACTAAATTATATTCTGAAGAATCTATTTTATAACTTCTAAATTGTCTATGTAAAATTTTTTCTATCTTACTAGACAAATCAGATTCATATACTTTTAATATTTTTATTTCATATGGACATCCTGTCTGTAATTGAGATAATCTCTTTTTTACATTCCTACTAATACCTATTTTGCTTATGTTTAATTCAGATATAAACAAAATATATAATTTTTTTTTTAGTAAAATTTTATTTGACATTTAAAATTAAAATAAAAAAAAATAGAAATTTGTAAATAAAAAAAGGGGAGAAATTCTCCCCTTCTTTTCATTAAAAACAATCAATCCATATTCAACATTAAAAATCTTCAAAGTTAGCTCCAGTAGGCAATACTTGGAATGTCAAGTCAATGAATTCAAGTGCCGGAGTAGGTTTAATTTGTATTTTTCCAGTTAATGTATTTCTATCACTATCAATAGAAGCATTATTGAAATCATCAACAACTACTCTAAATCCAGCAAGACCTCTTTGGTTTTGTATTTGCAATAACAATGGCTCTACCTTAGCTAAGAATTGGTCACGTACTGTTTGATCGTTTGGTTCAAACAATAAGGTCTGAGATGCAGCAGCAATCAATCTACGAACTTGTAAAAGAAGTCTTCTAACATTTATTCTATCAAGTGCAGATTGTTTAACTTGCAATGTTTTTTGACCTTGAATAGTTACACCTTCTTGAATTGTTGTATTGATAGGATTAATATTTACATCATATAAATTATCTCTATCATCTCTTGTTAATTTAACATCAGCTTTTACACAATCAACTTTACCTCTTGTCAAACCAGCAGGAGCAAACCAAGGATATGCAACATTATCAGTTAAAGCTATACTTTTAACAACTTGAGCCGTTGGTGACGTGAATACAAATTGTTGGAAAGTAGGGTCAAAAATTTGAATCCAAGGCCAATAAGTTGCAGCATAATTAGAGTCTAAACCAACACCTTGTAGATCTGTAGCAATAGCAGCAGTATCTTGCGAACCATCAGATGCATATCTTGGAGAGTCAATAACATAAACTGCATCAGCACGATTTTGAATCATAGAAAGACCATAATCAACTGCAGTATAATGATTATACCAATCACAATCAGGAGTAGCAAATAAATTTATATCTACTGTTTCTGGAACTGCCATTAAATCTACAGCATCTTTAAATGCTTGAACGTTACTTTGATCATTAAAATCGTCTGTAAATGTTACATCTACAAATTGATCCCATCCATCAAAACCTCCGTAAGGAGCAATTGTAAATTTCGCCTGTGCTTTTGTATAATCTGAAATAGCACCTTTCTCACCAGTTACAAACAAAGTATTTGTAGCACCGCTTTCCATATGGAAACCTAATGATGTTGTTATGCCAGATGTAACTTCTCCTTGAAACTTAAATAAATCTTTTTCTACAGATTTAATAGCAATTTTTTGACCTACTAAATTTGGCGTAAATTTATCATAAGCTAATTCAGAAATTCCTAAATATGTTTTAGATACAGTATCTGTTGTTGTATAACCAGTTTTATATAAAATTGGAGTCTGTCCAATTGTTGAACCAGTTTCAATTCTAAAAGGATAACCTCTAAATCCTGCAGGTACAGTAAATCTAGGGAAGTTGTCTGCTAATGTTATTGTAATGTATTTAGATTGTCTAGGATACACCTCATCTGTGGTTCCTATTGCTCTACCAATGAAATTTGGCTGAGTATCATCTAAAGTCAATCCTCTGAATAATTCTAATCTTCCTTGAGTTAAAGTATTTGCATCAGTATCATCAAATCTCCTTACAACAACATCAAAAACTTTATTTATATCATCTATATTTGCTATAGAAACTTTTATTTCGTTTGCTGAAGCATTTCCATCAGAAATTGTTTCTATATAAAATAAATCTCTTACATCAGCACCAACAACCTTTGAAACAATCATAGGTGTTCTTGAATTAGAATAAGATGATGTGTAATCAGTAAATGAAACATCATTTGTAAAAGTCAAACCAGATAGTGTACTAAGCGTTCCTGCAGACCACGCTTGTCTTACGAAGTGAGGAGTAACTACATCTACAAATAATCCATAATCACCCGGAACATTTTTTGGATTTTTACCTAAAGAATTTACAATATAATTTTTTTGAGTTTCATCAAGAGAAACATTTAATTCATTATTTGTAAGAGCTGATAATTTAGTATTTGAACCTCCTGAAATTGTAAATTGTCCAAGCGGCAAACCTAAACCAGTTGCAACAATTGTAGCAGATCCACCAGTATAATAAAATTGTCCAGTTACAGGATCTTTTTTACTTCTAATAACACAAAATGTTAAACCAGAGGATTGATTAGGAACACTATTAGTTATAGCCAAGCTAAAAGTATCTGTATTTAACAAATCAGTATCAACACCACCAGTTACACTTGCCCCCAAAGAAGCAGCAACTGAATTAAATACAGACTTATACGAGGCCAATGTTGCACTACCACTAAAATTAATATTGACAGTGTTACCACCAGTGGTACTACCAGAAACATCACCACTTACACCACCTATATAATCTTCAATTGTATTAATAGTAAGTGTATTTGAAACTGTTGCTGATCCATTAAATGTCATACCAGACTGAGAAGTAGAGCCTGAAAAAACCCCAGAATTAGGAGAGCCAATAATCCATGCAGGAGAATTTGTAAATCCAACTTTACCCAAAACTCTAGTCATAGTCAATTCACTAGATTGGCCCAAGAATGCTTGTGCAACATATGGGAGAGGATAGTCAGGATTTGTACCTCCAAATCTATTTAAAAAATCTTCTTGTGAGGATACTTTTATAGGTTCAAAGGCTGGTCCTTTTAAGGTTAATCCTACCATGCCTAATCTAGTAATACCTATCCTTGAGGCAAAGAATGTAAAATCTTGCTCTCTTGTATATACACCCGGTGAAACGAATACTGTTTGTGCCATTTATTTTTATATTTTTATTTTATTGTTAAATTTTATTATTTTATTTCTTATTAGAAATCTTCGAAATTAGCTCCAGTAGGTAATACTTGGAATGTCAAGTCAATAAATTCAAGTGCTGGAGTAGGCTTAATTGCAATTTTTCCAGTCAATGTATTTCTGTCAGAATCCTCAGTAGCTGTATTAAAATCATCAACAGTAACTTTATAAGCAAATATTCCTCTTTGATTCTGAATTTGTAATAATATTGGTTCAACCTTAGCTAAGAACTGATCACGAACTGTTTGATCGTTTGGTTCGAATAATAATGTTTGTGAAGCAGCGGCTACTAATCTTCTAATTTGTAACAATAGTCTTCTAACATTAATTCTATCAAGAGCAGATTGTTCAATTTGAAGAGTTTTTTGTCCTTGAATTGTTACACCTTGTTGAGCAACAGTATTAATAGGATTAATATTTGCATCATATAAAGTGTCACGATCATCTCTAGATAAATTTATATCAGCTCTTACACAATTTACTTGACCTCTATTTAATCCTGCAGGAGCAAACCAAGAATAAGCAATATTATCAGTAAGTGCTATATTTTTAACCACTTCTGCGGTCGGAGAAATATAGATATATTTGTAACTTGTAGGATCTTCAATTTGAATCCATGGCCAGTATGTTGCTGCATAACTAGAATCAATTCCAGATTCTTCAATAGCCTGTGCAGCTTGAATAGCAGTAGCTTTAAGTGTATCTGTAGAAATTCTAGGACTATCTATGATATAAATAGAATCTGCTCTAGCTTCAACCATATCCAAAGAATAATTAACTACTTTTAAATTATCTGTATAATTGATATCAGGTGCTGCAAATACATTTATATCTACTGACTCAGGCGGAGCCATTAAATCAACACAAGCTTGAAACGCATCTCTATTGTCTTCATCTGTTACACTATCTGTAAAAGTTGGCAAAGTATATGGTTGCCATCCATCAAAACCACCTGATGGAACAACTGTGAATTTTCTTTCAGGTTTTGTATAATCAGTAAGGGAAACTTCAGAACCAGATACAAATGTACTAGATGGTGCTGTACTCTCCATGTGGAAACCTTTTATAGTTACAACATTTGTAGTATCTTCACCTTGATATTTAAATATATCTTTCTCTAGAGTTTGAACAGCATTTTTTACACCTACAATATTAGAAGTTAAATTTGTATATGCTAATTCAGAACATCCTAAATAACATTTTGATACAGTATCTGAAGATAAATAACTTGTCTTATATAATAACTGAGGAACATTTGCCGTTGTTCCAGTTCTTAATGTATATCCTTTAAAACCTGCTGGAACTTGATCTTGGGGGAAATTATCAGCTAATGTAATTGTTATATAATTTGATTGTCTTGGATAAATTTCATCTGTAGTACCAATCATTTTTCCAACGAAATTAGGCTTGGTTCTATCCATTGTACACTGACGGAATAATTCTAATCTTCCACTTGTTAAAGTACTTGCATCTGTATCAAAAAATCTTCTGACAACTAAATCAAAAGTGTTATTTGCAGGATCAAGATTTACAAAAGAAATTTTTATTTCATTAGCAGAAGCATCACCGTCTGATATAGTCTCTACTTTAAATAAATCTCTTACCGTACTACCTACAACTTGACCAACAATCATAGGTGTAACTGAATTTTTAAAACCTTCAGTATAATTTTTATATGCGTCTGTAGTTTTATGTTGAAAACTTGTTGTTAACGCAGTACCTATATTTTCAGATAAAGTACTAGAAGTATATGCAGCACACTGTCTTATTAAATGAGGAAAAATAGAATCTACATAAAAACCAGTATCGCCATCAAAATTCCTAGGGGTTTGACCTACTAATTTAAGTATATATGTATCATCGGCCTCATTAAGAGATACAGTCACGGCACTGTTTGAGAATCCGGTTAATGGACCAATTGTACTTGAAATTGTAAAAGAACTAAGTAATGTAGATGCACCATTTAGCACAAGATCTCCTGCATTTTGATAGTGAAATTCACCATTTGCATCTTTTTTACTTTTTAATACAGCAAGAGTAGTTCCAGACCATTCATAAGCTGTTGGACTTTCAGAACTTATAATCCAAGCATTAGAACCAGAATATCCAACTTGACCAAGTACTCTAGTTAAAGTCAATTCAGATGATTGTGATAAAAATCTATATGCAACATATGTTAAAGGATAATCAGAATTTGGATTACCAA